ACCTGTGATACATGGAAGTTGTGTATTTCAACACATCTAGCTATCCATGTCTGCTTAACAGGAGGAGACTTCATCTAATTCGTGACCTGACAAACTGCTCAAGTGACTCATAGAATGGAGATATAAGCACACCGGCAAACTCCCAAGCACATGCCTGCTCCTTATCTAGAATCAGCACATACACCTGACCAGTTTTTTTATTAACTCCTGTTCGATGTGCTACATTTATCTCATCAACTCCATGGTCTCTTCTAAGCCAATGAAATGTTGATGGTATATTGTTGGTGACAACGGCTATCGGTCTCATTTTGCAAAGGGATTATACCACTCCTTGACAGGAGGTGGCGGAGGAGCTACTTCATTAACTGGGTCTCTCTTACCCTTATTGAATGAGAAGCCATCCTGTTGAGCAGCTTCTTCTTTCTTCTGCTTCTGAGCTTCTCTTTCTTCTCTGCTCAGACCGTTCTCGTCTCTAGTTCCACGGCACTTTGGAAACTTCCTGCAACCATAGAACTTCTGTCCATTGGTGCTATTAGTTCTGAGTGCCATCTCGCCGTTGCAATCAGGACACAGGAGAGTATCTGTAGTATTCGACATTTCTGTGATACCACATACTATCTTAACAAATGACTCAAATGCATCTCGATGCTTATTTAAGTTAGCGGCGTAGTCTACACCAGGTGGACTCATGACAATTGCTTTCATGAATTTCTCTAGGTGATTAACGAATGTTTCTACTTGTTCTTCACTCTTAAACATGATTCCTCCGAGATAAGAAGCTGGAGCGGACGAGCTTAGTTGGCAACAAAGCCCCACCTTATTTGCCGTTTAACAGCTTATTCGATGGCATCCAGCAAATAACTAATTACTTACCATCACATGCAATAGCAGCATTTGCAGTCATGACTGCTTCTCTAACTTTGCGAATAGCGGCAGTCTGGTCTGCACTTGATGGTGTATTCTCTAGAATACATTCAGCCAGCTTCTTACCAGCTTCCCTAATTGCTAGATACTTGGGAAGTTGTTCAGGAGATGGACTGTGATAGACAAACCAATTGTCTATGTGTGACTGTTCAATCAAGAATGTCCTCCTAAAGATTGGAGCCTCTGGTGAATAGAAATGAATACAGTAGTATGGGCTACTAAAGTGCTCCTCGCACTTGGCGCAGTAGTAGCCCATACTATAATTAATTAAGCAAGCGGCCTGAAGTCAACAAGGTCATTGAACTCATTGCCCTTGTTGCTCTTACCGCGCTTGATGTATCCCTGAACCTTATGGCCGATGGTCTGCCTAAAGAGTTCAGTGCTCAAATCGTAGCCCTTCTCGGGGTCATACGGGAAGTTCAATGCCTTCCACAAGGCTTTACCGAATCCCAATGCTTTCTCATTGAATAGCTTATTAGGTGTGATTCCCTTAGCGGGACCGTCAATAATCTTGAAATGGAAAATGCAATTAGTTGAGCCGTCAGTCTCTGCTGGCTTCTCTTCATAATCAATAATCTCAAGAGGATGCCAGCCAGGTTCGGCTAAGTCACCTTTCTTGAGGTCGTCAGGCGTGAGAATCTTACGCATGTTTTACGTTCTCCACTGTGAGTTGTTAGGTTCTGAAGTGTTAGCAAATGGATTGATGGATTTGGTCTCGTGTGCTTCTACTTCATTCTTCATATCCTCCTTGAGTTGTTTAATCTTCTCTTTCCAAACTTCGTAGAAGAGCTTGTCAGTAATATCGAATTCGCCCTTCAATCCAAGATTAGACTTGGCGAAGTCATCTCCAACAGCTTCAGTAGATACTTTATATCTAATTAGATTCTTACCAATGACAGAATCCCAAGTAGATTCCTTAGAGAAATGATAAATTTCAGAGAAGTTTCCTGGTACAATGCCAGCTACCTTAGCACCGTAAGTAACAATGGGATTAGTTTTGGTGATTCTGATAGAAGAACCAGTGCCTTCAATTTTAATGGATGGTACAGGATGGCAGGTCCATATCATGTGACATGGAAGGGCTTTGCAGATATCTAAGGATTGGGATACTAGTGAGGTTTCTATCTTATACTCATCGAAGTCTGGCATTATCTTATCTTTATCTTTGCTTTTGCCTTTAGTTGGCTGTCTAAAGCCTAGACTCCAATTGACAGCGCCAGAAGTCATGTTTGTTACTGAGTCGTTGATACAGGCGAAATAGCGGCAGTCTTTAGCTAAGTCAATAAGCTTGTTCAGATACTCATTGGCATTGTGTGATGTATACACATCATACTCTATGTTCCTGAGTAGGTCAGGTCTCTTGATAATATGATGGAAGTAATGGTATAACTCTACTGGCTTTTTCTTATCCCAGTAGGCTATCCATATTGGTCCATCTACAGCAAATGAAGCAGCAGCTAGTGTCTTGCCGAAACCAAACGGTCCCTTTAGTAAGATACTAGACTGTGTTTCAAGAACTAAATCTTCAGCTTTCAATGTCGTTCTCCCATCTTAACACCCTTACTACGCCAATCGCAGTCTTGGCACTGAACGTATATTAGATGTGTATCCTTATCAAAGTGAGCTAATACATAAGGATGCTTACATCTATATATCATCTTCCAAGCTAGTTGAAGTAGCGTTGTCAAGACGTGAACGCAAGCCTCTACTGGTTTCAGTAGCCACCTCAGTGAGTATTGCATTTGAGACTTTCTTGGCGTAGCGATTGTTACCCTCTGCATCTTTAACCTTTACCTTTCCACAGTCAGAGCAATGAGGTAATTTTAGTTTGATTGTGTATTCAGTCATGATGAACTCAGCACCACAAAGATTACACAATGTTCGCTTTCCAAGAGCTAATGGCACGTCTAGTTTATAGTGGCAGTCAGGTAGTGTGCAGAAATACACACTGTTACCTGATGGATATTTATGCCTCTTCAGCTTATGAGTGTGGCTCGTTGGCTTCGCCATTAGACAGTTCCTTTTGTTTCTTCACATCCTCAATGACTTGAGATGACTTCATCATTACCTTTGTTACATCCCAAGGTTCTACTTTGATGTAGTCACTGTTAATCTTCCAGTTCTTAGCTGGCAAACCAGAAGAGTCACATATGTCATAAAACTCACAGCGGCGATTAAACTTCTCGCACGAAGTCTCATTCATCGGCCACACATTCTCAGATACACAGCCAAGATAGCTGTTCATTAGTGTGCTAATGACGTTCTGTTTCCACTCTTGTAAATAGAGTGGGTCAAATGTGAGCTTGGTTCTGATGAATTTCTCGTGCGGCTTGAGAGTCTTCTGAAAGCCAATCTTATTGACTGTCAGATAATTACTACCTGTTGCTACAGCGTAGCACTTGAACTGATTGTTCATACGTCCTACTTCGTATGTTCTGTCGTAGGACTTATGGTCCATTGGTTCGTTCTCGTATTGATTATCGCTGGTAACTAAGTCTATCTTACCAGTGAGATAGATACGAACGTCGTCGTTCTCGAATAGAAGGAACATGAAGGGCTGTTCAACTTCTTTAATCTCAAACCGCTGGTCTGCAATACGCCAGTAATCGTAATACTCTTCCATTACGTCAATGCAGCGGTTAATTATGTCACTATCTAAGTCTGTGGAGATGACTCCAGCTTCGCGCATCTTAGATAGTGAAGCATTAACTGAGTCTTGGTATCCCTTGCCATCTTTCAGACCTTGATAATAGATTTCATTACCAAGATGAATGAGAGAGCCTCTCTCCATCTGCTGTGGCTTGCCAGGCTTACCAATGAGGATGTTATGTCTATAGTTGTATCTTGCTTCGCAAAGACGAAACAAGTCATACTTAGACATATCAAAGACTATGTTTACTTTAGCCATTCTTGGTTAACTCCCGGAAGGATTTGACCATTGACGTGCTAGTCTCAACCTTCTCGATTGGTCTGTAAATCAAATTGCGGCGAACGGCTTCAGCTACAAGAGCTTCGTATTGAATAGGCCACATCATGTAGTAGCTGATAGTCTCATTATTTAGTGGCTCTTCGTGCTGTCTCAATGCAGCGTCAGCTACTCTTTGAAACCTTCCCCTTTCAATGAAGTGAATTGTAGACAGTAGATGTGAGGATGCCATATTCCTGATTGGAATGGCCTTCCCCTCAGCAGTCGTCCACACATCATTAACTTTAAGCTGGCGGTGCATTGGATATCCTTTGTAGCTTCTCAATCAGTTCAGGTGTAAGAATGGTATCCAGCTTCTGAACGGCGACGGTGAAGTTGATTACATCCTGAGCACTACCAGTTATGATTTGTAACTGTCTACTGCTCTTGATGATATCGGCT